TCATCGAAACTTCGTTTCGACTGCCGGGCAATGGATGAATGCGGGTTCGACGGCGGTTACGCCATCGTCAAAGACTACGTGCGCAGCAAGAAGCGCGGTTCACCGACAATGGCGCATTCGTCGTGGTCGAGGCGACAGCGCGCGGCGTCGAGATCGCCCGTGGCCGCGCCACGCATCCCGGCATCCAGCGCCCCAGCCCGAGGGCCTGAGCCATGCCGCCGCCCCGCAAGGTTGATCTGCTGCCCGCTGAGTTGAAGGGCTGGCTTCAGGAAGAACTGAAAGCCCAAGGCTTTGGCGATTACGTCGATCTGGCCGAGGCCCTGAACTTCCGGCTGGAAGAGGAAGGGCTGACCCTGCGCATTGGCAAGTCGGCGCTGCATTCCTACGGGCAGGAGTATGCCGAGTTCGTGAAATACCAGGAGGAGGCCAGTGCATGGGCTGCCGACTGGATGAACGACAACGGGCTGGAAGAAGAGGCGCAGCGCCACAACGTGCTGTTCCAGATGATCACCACGCTGGCCTTCAAGGTGATGCAGTCGCAGATGATGAAGACGGGCGAGAAGATCGACCCGCGCGAGCTGGCCTTTCTTGGCAAGATGCTGAAGGACGTGATGGCCAGTTCCGGCATGCGCGAAAAGCTCGTCGCCGAAGAGCGCGATCGCATCGCCCGCGTGGCCCGTGAAGGTGCCGCCGAGGTGGTCGAAAAACGCGCCAAGCAATTGGGCCTGACCAAGGACACGATCGAAAGCATCAAGAGCGAAGTTCTGGGGGTTGCGACCAGTGGATGGCGCGGCAATCGGCGCGGTGGTTCTGGTCGGCGACTATAACTGGCGCAAGGGGCCGTTCTGGCCAGCAGCTTGTGCATTCCTGTTCGGTCGCCGCGAGAGGTTTGTGCATCTGGGCCTGCGCTGCACCGTGTCGTGGTGGCGAGAACAGCCGTTTCTGGTGCGCGTTCGGGAGGTCAAATGACCGCTGAGCCAATGACCGATGCCGAATGGTACGCGCTGCGCGCTGAAAGCCGTCAGGCGCTGCCGGATGCGGTGGCCGAGGCTGCAAGCCTGCCTTCGGTCCTGTTGCCCTATCAGGCGCGGTTGCTGGCAACCACTGCCACCCACCAGCTGGTCGTTTGCGAAAAGTCCCGCCGGATCGGGATGACCTGGGCGGTGGGGGCCGATGCGGCGCTGACCGCCGGGGCATCGCGCGGAGCGGGGGGCAGCGATGTCCTCTATATCGGTTACAACCTCGATATGGCGCCAGACCTTTCCGCCCCGGTTCAAACCGGCACGATCCGCCTCTGGGGGCGCGCATGACCCCGGCGTTTCGCATCACCGCTGCGGGCAAGGACGTAACCGCCCCCCTGCCAAGACCGGCTGTTGTCGCTGTGCGTGGTGGACGAGGACGGGCTGAAGGCCGACCGCCTGACCCTGCGGCTGGATGATCGCGGCGGGCGGTTGGAATTCCCCGAAACGGATGTGACGCTGGGGGCGGATGCGTCCTCGCTTGGCTATGTCGGGCAATACAAGGTCGATGCGGTCAGCGGTGAAGTCGCGCCCGCAACCATGACGATCGGTGCGACGGCGGCGGGCATGACCGGATCGATCCGCGCGCCGCGCAGCCGTTCTTGGGAGGATATGACCCTTGCCCAGATCGCGCAAAAGATTGCGGCGGGTGCTGGGCTGATCGCCACGGTGGGCCAGTCGCTGGCAACGGTGCATTTTCCATTCTTGGCCCAGACCGGCGAAAGCGATCTGCATTTCCTGACCCGCATCGCCCACCCGCTGGACGCCACGGCCAAGCCCGCAGGCGGGCGTTTGGTGGTGGCAAAGCGTGGCGAGGGCGAGGCCAGCCGCGCCGCCGAGGCCGAACTGGAGCTGGCCGGTCGCGCGGTGTTCAAACTCACCGCGCAGGCCTCGGGCTATTGGCCGTCGCTGTTTGCGGGCGGGGTGTTGGACCTGCCGGGGCTGCGCCCGGAACTGAACGGCAAATGGCAGATCATGCGCGTCGAACACGCGCTGGAAGCGGGCCTCACCACATCAATCGAAGCCCGCAAGGGCAAATAACCAAGGAGCTGACTATGCTGACCAAACCGACCACGGACTGGAGTGATCCGGACGCCCTGCAAAAGGACACTGTTTTTGCTCATGGCGGCGGTGGAACTGTCCGCCTTCATTTTGGTTGGTCCGAGCCGCAAAGCCCGGATGATGGCCTGAAACTGCGCCCAGAGGACACCACGACCCTAACCGCTGGCACAACCTATCGCCTGCGTCTGATCGATGCCGATGTCGAGGCGACCATCTATCTGGGGGAACTTGGCTGATGCGCTGGAAGGGGCCGGGACTGGGGGCAAAGACCCGCCGCGCGTTTGGCGGCGGCGCGGGCGCGGCTTTCGTGGACGTGTCAGCCGCAGTCTTTCCGACCCTTGCGGCCCTGTTCACCAATACCGCGCCGCTCAACCTTGGCCAGCGGGTTCGGGTTCTGGAAGGTGGTCACCGGTTTCAGGTGGTGGATGCGGCGGCGCATCGCCTTGATCCGGCGGGCAACCACCTGAAGGTCATCCCGCGTTCTGACGGCACGATCTCGCAGTTCGCTTTTGGCGCAGTGGGTGATCTGGTCGCCGATGATACCGCGCCTTGCCAAGCGGCGCAGGACACGGGCCTTGCCATTGATGATGCTGGCGCGTCCTTTCTGGTGTCGCACCTGACGGTCAAATCGACGGTGTTCGCGGGCAGGTATCTGCGCAAATCGGGGGCAGAGGGTCACTTCCTGACCATCGCCGCCAAGAACGTATTCCTGAACGGAGAGGTCGACGCGAACCGGATCGGCGGCGCGTGGAAAAACGCGGTGCATTGCGACGGGTTTGATGGTTTCCGCACCGGCGATGATTTCGTGGTGCGCGGCAGCAACAATGTGGGTGTCGTCGCCCAGAACACCACCGATATCGACCTGCGCGGCCGCGCCTATGACTGTTTGAACATGGGCTTTCATTCGGTCAATTTTCTGGTCGATGCGCAGCGCATTTCCTTCGACCTGTTCGTCGACAACAGCGGCCGCGAAACCACCTGCACCAACGGCGGGATAAAATTCCATGCGCTGAACGGCGCGCAAATCCTTGCTGCGACCGGCCACGCCGATGTGATCCTGTTCGAGAGCGTGTCGATGCCCGCCAACGCGGTCGGGATCGAGTTCTTCGGCTCAAACGCGGAAACGCCGGGTCACAGTGGTGACGAAAGTTTCTGCCTCAATGTCAATATCACCGGCACCGTGCAGGGCGGCGCGATTGCCTGCACCTTGCATGGCTGCCCCGATGCCTATGCCGTGGTGCAGGCGGTAGGGCCGCAAAACCTTGGTCTGGAACTGACCGCCGGATCGGCGGGCGCGACCTTTGCGGCTGGGTCGACCGTGTCGAACGGCGTTTCGGTCAAACCCAAGTTCGCCGTGACGGCCACGGGCGGTTGCAACGGCGCGGTTCTGGATGTGGTCGTCCAGGACGTCGATCCCCTGCGCGAACCGCAAGCCGCCAGCTTTTACGTTCACGGTTCGGCGAATGTCACCATCAAGGGCGCGACCACCCAAAGCGCGGGCAAACGCTATGTGCGCGTCTATGCATCCCCTGGCCTTAAGGTGCTGGGATTGAGCGCAACCGGCGCGGCCACGGCGGCGTTCACGCTTGATACTGCACCCTGCGACGACCTGCTGGTCGAGGATTGTATTTTTCAAAGCATCGCGCGCCCGATCGACGCTTACGGCACCTTTGCCCGCGCCACGTTCCGGCGCACGGATTTCCAGAACACCGGTGCCTTGGTCGGCGGCAGTGCGACCCTGACAGAGTTCACGACCGAGGATTGCACCTTTGCCACGCATCTGTTCGGGGCTGCGTTGAGCAAGCTGGACTTGCCCGACCTGCAACCCGTCTGGTCCCAGTCAAAGATCAAGGGAGAGATGAACGGCTCTCCTGCAGGGCTGATCGAGGGCGCGGTCGGATCGATCTGCACCGATACCAGCACCGGGCTTGTTTACGCCAAGACCGGCACGACCAAGGCCGACTGGCAGCTGCAAGCTGCCTGACGACCCTCCCGCCGCCGCGCGGGAGGGCCAGCGGGCGTTGGAGCGCCCACTGACACGGGGGCTTCGCTAGACACGATCCCCGCCGACCTGAAGTAGCTCTAGGCCGCCCCCACCCCTGACGGGGCGGTCCCCTTTTGGAGCGATTCGCCTTGCTGAACAATGAACTGCGTTGCGACAAATGCCGCCGCTTGTTACTCAAGATGGAAGACGGCGCGATCTGCGGATCGGTGTCGATCAAATGCCCCCGCTGCGGGGCTTTCAATAATTTGAGGCCCATAGAGCGCCCTTTCCCCAAGCGACCGGATCGCGATGAAAAGGACGCTTTGAATGCCCGTTGAAACCCCCGTTAAACCCTCTGCACCCGCCCTTATCCCCGTCGATCCGGCCAATCCGGTCGCGCCGTGGATGGGCGGCAAACGCAACCTTGCCAAACGCATCACCGCGATCATCGACGCCACCCCGCACGGCACCTATGTGGAGCCGTTCATCGGCATGGGCGGGATATTCCTGCGCCGCCGGATGCGCGCGAGATGCGAGGTGATCAATGATCTGGCGCGCGATGTGGCCAACCTGTTCCGCATCCTGCAGCGGCATTACCCGCAGTTCCTCGACACGGTCCGGTTCCAGCTGACCACGCGGGCGGATTTCTACCGCCTGGTCGACACCGACCCGACCACCCTGACCGATCTGGAACGCGCTGCGCGTTTCCTTTACCTGCAGCGCACGGCCTTTGGCGGCAAGGTTTCGGGGCGGAATTTCGGGGTGGCAAAGGAACGACCGGGGCGGTTCAACCTGTCAACGCTGGAGCCGATGCTGGAAGACCTGCACGCGCGGCTGTCGGGCGTGGTGATCGAGTGTCTGGACTGGCCCGAGGTGATCCGCCGCTATGACGGCCCGCACGCGCTGTTCTACCTCGATCCGCCCTACCACGGCTGCGAAAACGACTATGGCAAGGGCATGTTCGACCGCAGCCAGTTCCGCGCCATGGCGGCGCAGTTGGCAGGCATCGAGGGCCGCTTCATCATGTCGATCAACGATGTGCCAGACATCCGCGATGACTTCGCCGGGTTCACTCTGACCCCGGTCAAAACCACCTACACCATCGCCAAAAAGAACGACGCACGCGGCGAACGGGGCGAGCTGCTGATCAGCAATTTCGGGATTGGGTAGGGGGGGGAATGGCCACGTTGAATGGGGGACGAATGGCGGCAGTGCGCAGGAAGGGGGCTTTGCAAAGTTGGGCCGCAATACATTTGACCCTATTCCAAGCTTTGGCGATTTTGCTGTCACGTGACGGGACGTTTTGGGCTGTTTTAGCCCATCTAGCCGTCATAAACATAGATCTAAAACCACTGGTTGGGAAAATGAGACATGAATCTCCAAGGAAAAGAACTGGTCTCTTTGTCTACACAAAGATCAGCGCGAGCATTGACGGTCACTGCATTGGTGATCGTATTGGCGAAACACTATGCAGTCCTTCCCGCTGACCTTGAGCTCGCCGGAGTGACCATCAGTCAAACTGCTGTTTCAGGCGCAATATTTTGGGTTGTAGGGTTTCAGGCGCTCAATCACATTATTCACTGGTGGGGCGACTACCGCTCCATATGGTCTTGGAACTCAAGAGAAAAAGTAAACGGAATTGGTCGCCTCGGTGCGGGGTCTCACATTCTAAGCAAACTTGACAAAACACTAGAGAGTATCGACATCTTTCTAGAAGAGCGGTCCCGCGACACAAAACCTGAAGGAAACAGAGGTGGCTGCGAAAATCTGAACAGCCGGGATAAGTGGATTTTCTGCGCAACAGCGGCATGATGCTGCGAGCAAGGAGAAGACCATGGCAAGACGACC